TTTCCGGGTCGAAGTAATGTAGGGTTATTTCACGAGAAATTAGTAAACGCCCAATGTCGCAGTTGTAATCAAATATATCACGGGAAACCTACGAAATATCGAGATATTATGGAGGCTAAATACGGAAAAAAGCAAATCGATAAATGGGAAATTGAGTGCAAGGAAGTCAAACACAATCGAGATATGGATTTCGATAAAATCCGAAAACATTATCGAGACGTCACTGATGAATTATTACTAAGACCATTAGGGTATAATAATTACGAAGAAATGATACGAGGTCGTGACGGATAGATACTTTACGAGGGCAAGGATGGACGAGAGTAATTACGAAGAACGAGCCGAAAATATAATGCCTGTTTTTACATTTTGGGGCGAAGGAATTGTGCTAATAAAAAAAGACCATTGGTATAAATCACGCGGGCGCATTATTTCAATCCTTAAACAATTGCATCGGGCGAAATTGAGGTGCAAGGATGCCAGATAGACGCAATAGAAGAATACATAAATGTCCCGAATGTGGGCGTACTTTCAAGAATTTCAAATGGTCACGTTGCTGGACTTATGATGGTGTATGTGCAAAATGCCCCAATTGTAAAACGCCTGCACATAAATTTTCGAGTATTAAGGCTAACAGATAGCAAGGACGCTTAAATGGATAACTTCTATGACGCCACAAGAAGAATACGAGCTACGGAGAAGAAAAGGACTTGCCCTCAATGTGAAGTTGAGAAGTCTTTATCTGAATTTTCACCGCATAATCGAAGATGTAAATTATGTCTTAGAAGTTCTTACGTTACCTGTGGCGGTTGCAAGAAAATAAAGCCCGAAAGGGAAATGGAAATATATGACAAATACGCTGACCGGTACTTTTGCAGAGAGCCTTGTAGGAACGTATATTACGGGATAAAAAGGGATAAAGAAGGATTTGTGAAGGTATGATTGAGAACTCTATAATCTGCGGAGATTGCTTAGAGGTTATAAAAGAATGGGATGATAACTGTGTGGACCTCATTTTAACCAGTCCGCCTTATGGTGATTTACGGATATATAGAGGTTATCATTTTTACTTTGATGATATGGCAAATAGCTTCTTTCGAGTTCTAAAAGATGGAGGCGTATTAGTATGGGTAGTTGGCGACCAAACAGAAAATGGCAGTGAAAGTGGGAATAGCTTTCGGCAGGCGTTACATTTTAAGCAGCTCGGCCTTAATTTGCACGACACAATGATATACGCAAAGCGGGGCTTTGCTAATCCATCCAATACAAGGTATCACCAAGTGTTTGAGTATATGTTTGTGTTTTCAAAGGGTACGCCTAAAACATTTAATCCAATCAAGGACAGATTGAATATAGAAAAGAAACGGGGCGGCGATGCCACCAGGCAAAGGGATGGAAGCGTACTAAAAGGCGAAAAGGGCGGTTTGGCATTAGAGAACTTCGGGCAAAGATACAATATTTGGGAATATAAAATAGGTGGCGGCAATGTCTCAACAGATAGAATATCTCATCAGCATCCTGCGATTTTCCCAGAGCAGCTTGCATTAGACCATATCAAGAGTTGGAGTAATGAAAATGACTTAATATTAGACCCGATGGTAGGCTCTGGCACAACCTGCGTAGCCGCCAAGATGTTAGGACGTAAGTACATCGGCATAGACATATCCGAGAAATACTGTGAGATAGCCCGTCAGAGATTAGAGGCTGTTGATACTGGCGTGCCGGTAAAAGAAAGGCAAAAAGGTCAAATTCCCTTATGGTGAAGAACATCCTCATAATTCTAATTAAAGTTATAGTAATCGCCCTGGGGGCTGTATGGATAGCCTCTTTAATGATAATGGATGGAAAATGAATCATTTGTTTGGAGAACTTGAAGATATAACAATCGAGCGGCTAAAGACATTTGAGCCACCAGAGGGCTACTGGGTAGCTTATTCAGGAGGAAAGGACAGTGATGTTATACTGGATTTAATTAGGCGTTCAGGTGTTAAATATGATGCTCATCATAGTCTTACAACTGCTGACCCACCTGAAATAGTACGACATGTTAAAGAACAATTCGATGTTACTATCCATAGGCCTAAAAGAACGATGTGGGAGTTAATAAAATATAACGGTATGCCACCACGCAGAAATGCTCGGTATTGTTGCAGAACACAAAAAGAGTCGGGAGGTACAGGTAGGCTTATTGTAACAGGTATTCGTAGAGCAGAGGGGGCAAATCGCTCAAAACGGAAAATGGTAGAGGCTTGTTATCGAGATGCTACAAAGAAATACTTGAATGTAATCATTGATTGGTCAACTACTGATGTTTGGCAATACATCCGAAAACGAAAAATATCATATTGCTCTCTTTATGATGAAGGTTTTAAGCGTCTTGGTTGCGTATTGTGTCCAATGACCAGAGACGTAGAACGTCAAATAGAGCGATGGCCGAAAATAGCAAGGGCTTGGGAACGAGCAATAAAAGCAACATACAATCCAGATAAGCAAGGTTTTGAATCCGCAGAAGAATACTGGCAATGGTGGCTTGATAGAGATAGGAAAATGCGTACAGATAAAGACGAGTTATTATTTAGATATGCTGGATAGCCTCTATAATGATAACTGATTTGAAAGGAATGTAACAATGGCACAAATAGAAGCTGATAAAGTAATTTTCTTAGTTTCGGTTGAACTTACAAAAAAGGATAACCTACTAAAGTGCATAGAATTTTTGTCGGCCCTAAAAACTTTGTGTTACTCTCACGATATTGACATCCGACAACCTGCTACTGGGGCGATTCTATCAACAGAAGACCCAAAAGGAAAAACTGAATATTAAAAGGACTATAAAGATGGCAAAGCAAGATAAGGAAAAACACAAATATTTGGTTGGCTTTATTGGCGAAATGCAGTGTGTTTATGGCAAAGAGGACTCTCGTTTCACTGGTGATATTGCTTCATATACGAGGCCAATGACAATTAGACAAGCAGTAAGGCAATTAAATATTTTAACGGGGGAAAAAACGATTTATGAATTAAAACCCGTAAGTACCACAAAGGCGCGAGTTCTTACAGAAATGGTCAAGAAATGACCTTAAAGCCCTGTTTTAAGAAGAAAGAAGTAGTTTAGATGTTTACAGAGCAAAAAAGGATTAACCCTACCTTGCAACAATGTATTGATGCTGGAATTACTCTTGGAATAAATGAACGGGCTTCAACTGTTTGGTATGAGCATTATGCTGCTCAAGGATTTAAGTTTAGCTCTAATGTTCCTATGGCAGATTTACGATTAGCGATGCAACGCCACAAAAACAATGGTACTTTAGCGGGATTAGTTAAGAAAGCTAGCAAAATAAAGACGCCAGAGCAAAAAACAAAAGAGCAGAAAAGAGAGAGAGAAATAGAAATACAACGCCTTAGGGACGAATATCAAGGACATTTTGAAAGCAAAAATACAAAGGCATTGTTGGATATTAAAAAGGATGGTGGGCATATTGTTGGGTTATGCGGTTGGTTAATTAATGAAATCTTAGAAAAGAGAAGAGGTCAAAGGAGAAATACGAATGAAAAAAGTATTAGTTGAATGGTTAGTATCTGGCGATATGGGAATATCATCAAAGAATATAGTTCGTAGGTTTTTGAATTTGCCAATTGAATCTTTTGGTTGGCCTCATGATTCTGATGATTTTGGAAGATGTTACAGGATGCTAAAAATCTGTCCATTTATTAAGGTTAGCATTATGAAGGATGTTGACAAAATTTGGGCAGATTTAGTTGATAAGTGGCAAGAGTTAAGCAAATTATACGAGGATGGTGAAGGCGTAAAAATATGGAATCTAATCAATAAAATAGACAAAAAATACAGAAAAAACGCAACATTACATTATGACGATATTAAATTATCGTATGTCGAAATAGTTCAAACAAAATACGAATGAAAGGTAAATGATTATGGCAAGTAAATGTACCAAATGTGGAAGTACAGAGAATTACAACTTTGTTCTAAATATTGGATTATGCGACCCTTGTATTGGGGGGCGAATCGAAGAGCTTGAGGATGATTATACAGACCTCAAAGAAATTCAGGTAACAGATTATAATCATGCTGTAAGAAATGCCGAGCGAATCAAAGCGCTTGAGGCTGCTCTCAATAATCTCGATAATTGTTTAGCAATAATGGCAAATACTAAGAGCGAGGAAGGAATAAAAGATTTACCAAAATTAATAACTAATTTACGAGAATATATTAAGGAAACCCTGAAAGGTAAATAATATGCCGAAAGAAGATGATATAATGCTTACGTGTGGCCACAGAAATAGTGAAAGAGTTAAGGCGTTGAAAGAATTTCCCTCTACTCTATGTCCAGCGTGTTTACTTGAACGAATCAAAGCGCTTGAGATTGCCTTAAACACAATATGGCCATTTATCGAGGATGATTTCCCCAAAGGCACTGGCGATAATCACGGAACTTGCGCAACCGACCTTTATTTACTCGCAGCCAGAGGGCTTGAGAAAGCCCTAAGAAAGGATATATGATATGACTCTTAAAAAAAGCAAAGGCAATATGTACGAATTTGTGACTCATATGTGGAGTCCGATTCGAGGAAAGTGTAGTCACGATTGTTCATACTGCTATATGAAAAAATGGGGTGAACAGCCTCCGCTTCATATTGACGAAAAGGACTTAATGACGAATCTTGGTGAAGGCAATTTTGTCTTTGTTGGCCATACAATAGATTTATTCGCAAAGGATGTTCCTACTATTTGGATAAATGGAGTATTACACCAACTAAGACTACACAACAAAAACAAATACTTACTTCAAAGCAAAAATCCTAAAAGGTATTTAGATTTTATAGGTCAATATCCGCAGGACGTTCTTTTCGGGACCACGATAGAAACCAACAGAGATATTGTAGAATCCAAAGCCCCACCAGTTTCACAAAGAGCTATGGCGTTAGAAGAATTGAGCTATAAAAATTTCGAGACAATGGTAACGATAGAGCCTATTTTTGACTTTGATTTAGATGAGTTGGTTGACCTCATTGTGCTTGCAAATCCCGAATGGGTCAATATCGGCGCCGATAGTAAAGGACACGGCCTACCAGAGCCGTCAGAAGATAAGGTGAGAAGTTTGATTCAAGCATTGCAGGAAAAGACTTCCGTAAAACTAAAAGGAAACTTAAAAAGGATTTATAAAACCCTCAAGTCTGACAATTAGCTATGGCAGTCTTAGATATATTATTTACTTCAAGGTCAAATCCAGCGTGTGTATATCGCTTATCTTCTCTTCAATATCAGATATTTTCTTCAATGCTTCCAGTAAATCAAAGGCAGCATCTTTTACGTAACTTGGGCAAATATCATCAGCATAATATCCGTGTTTATCACATTTCTTATATATCTTTTCCATAATTCTTTCCTTTCTGCCTATTTAAGCTATGTTCCATAACAATCTTTAACAATTCGTTTATTTCGATGATTGACGAAATATGGGTCTTGAATTTCTTTCTTTAAGGCTTCTTTTCTCGTAAACGCTTCTACTGCGTAATATTCCCAAATTGTGCATTTAATATAGTATTTCTTTTGTTTTTTCATATTTAAGCCTATCCTGATACCTTTTCAAGCCACCACGTTGCTCAGGATGGACGAACTCGGTTTTGAGCAAGGGATTATGCCTGTTTTTCAATACTCGTGAGTTCTATCAGTAACATCAGTCGTATGTGCCTCGACATTTAATGTTTCTGGCACAAAAACAGAATTATTAAGATGGTGATATATCCAACCACCATAAACTCTTAATATAGTGAATCGGTCGTGAATGGTTACTATTTGATGCAGCTCCATATCACATAATTCTTGTTTAGTTATCATTTTTCTATTCCTTTCAATAAGTTTCACAGCATACGCCGGAGCGTGGTCGGCTCAAGGATTAGCTATTTCTTCTAATAAGTCTTTTGCTTCATTTAAACTATCAAGCCCCGTTTCCATAGATTCTCCTCTTTCGGATTCTTGTATGCCCTCCGGCATATTATCGTAAGCGTCCTGCTCGTCAGTTATAACATTTTCGAGCGAGTTTATGACTTTTTGTAATTCTGTTCTGCGGTTCTTGTTCATTGTCGTGCGCTCCAAGATGAGCTATTAGGCTTTTTTCCAGTTATGTGATAAATACCAATCAAGGCACAATTTTAAGTCTTCGGTGGATTCCATACATTTATCAGCGCTTGTTGTTCCAGCACATTCTTGCCCTCCTTTGCGAAATATACGCATACTTGCCCCACAAGCAAAAGGTTGGCCGCCAGGAAAATAAAATCTTTTGTGTTTGATTAGTTTTGATATAATTTGTTTTCTTGTCATAATCTCAATCTCCAAATAAACAGTTTCGGGTTAAAACTCATTTGGCGTTGGCCGCAATAGCTTTCGTAGCTGCTAAATATCCTTTTAATTCTGTTATGGTTACTTTTAATCTCTCGTTTTCAGCTTCAAGTTGATTATTAATCGGCTTTAAGGCGTTATACATAGTTTCAATTGTCTCAAAGTCATTTTTAAGTTCTGCGTTTTCCTTTTCTAATCTGCTAAATTCAATAGGGTAGGTACTCATAATCTTATCCTTTCAATCAAAAACTCATAAGGCCAGCCGATACCGCAGTATAACCGGCCTTGTGGATTTTAGGTTGTTGGCAGGCCAAGTTTTTCTCGTGTCTTATCTGTCCAGCCCAATGAAGGATAATAAGCATCTATTTGTTTAGCTAAATCTTTCACTTTAGACCGGCTGAGTAATCCTGGTGCTTGAGATAAAGCGTCTATCCATTGTGCCTCTGTTAAATATCCTAACAAGTGTAGTAATACTTCATCCATTTTATCAGCTCCTTAATAAAAGCTCACAGGGGCGACAAAGGCAAATTTGCGGGGTAAATAACCCCTGTGAGCGGGTGTCTGTTTTGTGCCTTTGTCTTTTTGGTAAGGACTAATCTTCTATAAAACTTTGCAAACAGAGCTTAACTGATAAATGGTTGTAAACTGCTCCATCCGGGGTTCGTGCGTTAGGATACGCTTGCATAAACGCAGTGGCTGCTCGTCCTGCTGATTGTATGCCGTGGAAAGTCGTTTCTTTTAAGCAATGCAAAGCGTAATTATAAGTCGCTTCTGTGTTGCCTATCCACAAACTAACATTCCAAGCGTTCCAGCTTCTGTGTCCATTGTAAGTTTTCATTGCCTTTGTCCTTTCGATAAAAAGCCCGCCTATCGGCTCTGAAAGGACTAACAATCAGAATGACCGACAGGCAGGCGATTGAACTTGTTTTAGTCCTATCAGATTTAACATTCTAAAATACATAAGGCAGAGGATTCGTAAATCCCCGCCCTGCATATTTTAGGTAAATAGTTTTTCGTGGTATCTGGTTATCCAGCTCGGGCCGTGTCTTAGTGAACGGAAAACTTCTTTGCCCGTCTTGGTGTGTGTAATTAGGACGGTTTCAGATGTGCGCTTAATAGTAAATAATTTTGTGGCTTTGACAGCCTTGACCATTGCATTGATATTAGTGCGGTCTAAAACTCTTGTGATAAATTTCATTGTTAGTCCTTTCATAAAAGTTAATATTTGATTTTTTACTATCCATATTCTATCGGCATTTTGGCTCTTTGTCTATAAAAAAATGAAATATATCTAAAGATTGACATAAACCCTTATATTATAAAGAGATAAAATCTCGCTTTTTTAAGTGGTGACATCGGAATTTATTTGACAAATGGTGTTTGTGTTGATAATATAAGAATTGTCCTCGTTACATAACTGGACGAAGATGGTGCTGCTGGAATCGCGACCAGTAACAGACCAACTGCCTTGCTTTGTTATTGCTGGCAGCACTAAATATTAAAGATACATATTCAGCAGGATTATGGAAGTGATAGCTGATATGATTGAAAATATAAATTCCTTTGATAACAAAGCGGTTAGGTCGGTCATAACGGTTAAAATGCTCGGCCTGCCGCTTGTTTTTTATAAATAGCTCGGAGCCGTTATGACAAACTGGCATTCAAAGCGGAGCCTGAAAATGGCTAAAAATGACCGAGAGATGACAGGCAACGACAAAAACCCACCCCGACAGCAACGTACATCTTCACACCCGGCGTTGTGGGTAGCAAAAGGGATAAACTGCTATTTTGCAGACAATTTGCTTGGTTGTCCTATTCTCTAAAGTAATACAAGGGCTTGTAAAAAGAAATAACTGGTTTTATCCCGTTTGTAGGTCGGTTATATAAAGAAAGAGGTAAGAAAATGAAACTAACGAAAGTTATGGAAGTATGGGAAGAGCTACATATTAAAGACACTGGTGATATTGGCTTTGCTGATTTAGAACAGGCTATTGAGAAAGTTGTGGGCGTAGAAAATGATGTGCCGAGTGTATCATTACCGAAGCAACTTTGCAAAATAGGTGGGGATTAAATTTGACAGCATAAAGCATAAAATAAATGGCACAAAACAGACTTCAATCTGAAAGAATAGACGTAGCGCTTTTTGCAATAAAACCGATGAGCAATAATATGCCAGGGCATGAGCAAAGAATAAAAGCACATTGTGATAGAATACATCGGGAGCATTTTGCCAAAAGAAACTGCACTTGTGATTTATGCGTAGCATTTACACCGAGGACGTAAATGAGTAAAGAAACAGACAAACTTGGAAGTTTGGATTATAAGCCGCCTGGAGCTACCAAGCAACCTGCCAACCTCTCGCCAGCGACTTTAGGAATGAACAGCCACGTTATCAAGCCAGAAACAAGGGTAAATAATAGAGAGGACGCTGAGCAACCATTGAAGGCCTTTAATCCTCATCCTTGCAATTATGTGAACCAACAAAGATTAAAAGATTAACTGAACAGCCAATTCTTGGAAAATGAAATATTGAGGTTATAAGTGGTTAAGTTAACAAGCAAACAACAAGCATTTTGTGAAGAATATTTAATTGACCTCAATGCTACTCAGGCAGCTATTAGAGCAGGATACACAGCCAGAACAGCAAATAATCATATAAACCAAATAGTTGTAAATAGTGGTGTACAAGCCGAAATAGCCCGTTTGAAGGCTAAAAGGGCACAAAGAACAGAGATTACGGCTGATAATGTAGTGCTTGAGCTTGCCAAGATAGGATTCAGTAATATCGAGGATTTTGCCAAGATAGAAGGTAAGACCGTTAAGTTCACTGATTTCAAGGACTTAACTCGTGAGCAGTTAGCGGCTGTTGAATCTATCGGGAGCACAGAGAAGGGTAAGATAACTCTCAAGTTGCACAGTAAAATCAGTGCATTACAAGACTTAGGCAAGCATTTAGGGATATATCAGAAGGACAACGAGCAAACAGGACAGACGATATTCGACATATTGGCTATTGTGGGCGTTAAGATGGACATAGAGGGCACTACAAGGCCGTTAAACGTCATTGAAGGGGATAATGGTGTATAAGGACAAGGACAGGCAGAGAGAGGCCAACAAAGAGCAGATGAGGCGAGCCAGGGCAAAAGGTAACACAAGCCAGGGTAACACAGAAGGCGTGACAACGGATTTACCTTGCGTCACGCCTTCTGGTGTTTGTGAGGGTATCGTTACTGATAAGGCGTTACCAGTAAAAGAACGAACACCTGAAGAGACTGAAATACACGTTAGATTAGCAATGGAGAATTTGGGTATGATAAAGACAGAGCGCGGCAACATCAGAGTTAGTAAGCCGGGCGATGCAGACTACGTTCCACAGTGTGAGACGACCAGAGCTTTCATTGAAGGCAGACCCAAGAACACTAAACTTCCGACTCATAAGCGAGGTAAGGAAATCAAGCGCTTTGAGGACTTGCCGTCGGACGTACAGCAGACCATCAACCAAATGAGTATAGTTGACGGCAAAACAGACCATACGGACAAGGTTATTCGTACAGGCATAGCCATCAGATACCAACACTTATTCCCGGACAGGTTTCATAGTACAGGCGTAGCGATATGATAAGGTTATTATTGGGGTTAATCTTGATAACAGCGACACTTGAACAAAAGTTATTAGCTGAGCAGTGGGACAAATACCAACAAGATCCAAAGGGATTTATCACTACGTGCTTAGACGTTAAGCCAGAGCATTTCTGGCCTAAGATGGAGGAGATAGCCAATTCGGTCAGGGATAATCAGTTTACAGCAGTGCCTGCGTGTCATGACGTATCCAAGACTTACGGGGCAGCCCGGATAGTAAATTGGTTCAAGTCTTGTTATAATCCCTCGACAATAATCACAACAGCACCAAGTGATAATCTTGTTCGCAACCAGTTATGGAGAGAGATACACGCTTCATATTCAGGGGCTAAGGTCAAGTTAGGCGGTAAGATGACATCTTTAATGTGGGATTGTAAGCCGTCAAAGGAAATACTTGAGATATTAGACCCTGAGCAAAGGGCATTATGGGAAAAGAACTTTGCTTTAGGCTTCAGCACAAGCCCGGACACGGTAACAGAGTATGCAACGAAGATTCAAGGATTTCATAATAAGTGGTTGCTTTGTGTTCTTGACGAAGCTGGCGGCATATTGAGGGCTATTTGGAAGGCAATACTTGAAGGGTTAATCATTAATGAACGATGTAAAGTATTAGCTATTGGTAACTGTACCGACCCGACAAGTATGTTTTACAAGGTATGCCAACCGGATTCAGGCTGGAATGTAATTCATATCAGCGTGCAAGATACGCCAAATTACAAGTTGAGCAAAGAGGTAATCCCTAACGTGGCCGGTCGCAGCTATTGGAATAGGATGAAGAAAGATTACGGTGAACACAGTAATACCTTTAAGGTCAGGTGTAAAGGTGAGTTTCCTGAATTTAGAGAGGGCACATTCTTTGGTCGTGAGCTTGCTATTGCCAAGAAGGAAACGAAAGAAGAACAATCGAGGGTAGGTAATTACCCTTATGAAACCACACAACCTGTTTATAGCGCCCTTGATATAGGTGATATGTACACCGCAGGTTTATTCGTGCAATTCTTGAGGGGTAGAATCAGGATAATCGACTGTTATTGGGACAATCAAGGCTTAGGGATAGGCAACTACAAGAAGGTGATGGATTGTAAGGAGTACATTTGGGGCAAGGAGCATTACGCGGGTCCGGACTTAGTTACCAGCAACGCCAAGAGCGCGCAGACGGGCATGGTGATGAGAGATACGGCCGCACAGTTAGGATTAAACTTAATTCCGGTATTTCCACATACGGTCGAGGAAGGTCATCAAGCTATAAGGGATATATTTCCTTTAATAGAGATAAACAAGCCGTTTTGCAAGGTATTTTTACAAGCCACCGAGGGTTATCGAAAGAAGAAGAACGAGGCATTGAGCACCGATGACCAGCCGGCTTATCACGATACTCCCGTACCTAATGCTTGGGAAAACCACATGATGGCTGCTCTCAGGCATTTAGCTATGGCTTATAGGTATCAATCCTTTGGCGGCAGGAGTTTAGGCCGTACCAGGCCGAGGGAAGATACTTTATACGTTGACAGTACCACGGCAGATAGCTACAATTACAAGAAGCACGGGTTTAGATAGGAAGATTCGTAATGTTTTTAATTATTTTCTTTTTGATATTTGGATTGACAATGTTTATTTTAACAATTATTTGTATTGGTGGAATTGATACAAAACTGATATTTAGCAGAAGGCCGACACCGCCTCCACCAAAAGCACCTCCTAATCAGGGACAAACATAGATTTTGGAAGAAGCACGGGTTTAGGTAGGACAAAGTATGAGTATCAAAGATAAGTTAATTGACAAGCTCAAGGCACTTGGAGTTGAATTTAGTGAAGTAAAGTATGAGGACATAAAATGTAGAGATATGCGAATAATGCTTAGTTCTATTACAGAGAAGCATTCTTCCCATAATGAATTAGTGAGAATTATGGGATTTAGAGCAATGTATCGACATCTTGGGGAGGACGAAGTATGAGTCAAATAAATCAGATTGTATTAGGGATTTTAGCTGGTTTTGTTTTCTTTGCATTACTTCAGTTAGTTTTCTCAAAAAACCAACAGGATAATAAAGTAAAGCCGCGAAAGATTAAGTTTCGACATTATCGTGGTTCAGCCAAGTTATGTGACCGCAGTTTTGAGGACTGGGATACTTGATAATAAGGAAAACTGAAATTAAAGGAAAATATAATGGAAGTAAGAGAACACGAGAAAGAATTACACAAGCTCTACAATATAGCTCTAAAGCAAGAGAATGTAGAGGTATGCTTAGATATACTGGGTCAACTGCAACATTATGATTTCAGTTTGCCCCCTATTGCGGTTCCAGAGGTTCCAGGAAAAGGAGAGAACTAATAAATGCCTTTTCACAGTCCTAAAGACCCGAAGTTACCGCCAGTTCAAGCGGCGAAGCCGACTCCGAGAAGGATGTCTATTGAGGCTGAGGAGGCCAAGAAGCGGCAGAGGGTATCGGCTCAAAGGCGTACCGGTTGGGCAAGTACGCTAATGACCCGTGGTGGTTTAGGTCAAGCCACGACCCAAAAAGCTAAGGTATTGGGAGTATAATGCGTAAAGGAAAATCAGTATTTCACTGTCACGGAAAATCTAAGGGCAAGAAGATACGGACTTACTCAAGTGTCAAGAAGGCCAAGGCTGCACATAGGTCAATGAGGAAGAAATGAAAAACAGAATGAAACAAAGAAGGATAGTAAATTCACCTAATCAGGACAAGGTCGTAGCCAAGGCCAAGATGATAAATCTCGGATTAGCCTTAAACGGTTGTCCTATCTTCTGTGCTATACCTGAGAAGCCCGGGTGGGACGCTGAGCGGATAGCCCAGGGCATAAGGGCAGAAATCATCGGTATGATACAAAGGGCGAGCATACCGACTATCAGGGACATTTACGAGCAAGTGGGTAAGATGCAGATGGAGAATTGATATTTAGGAGAAATAAAATGGATAAGATAAGAGTATTTTTGCATAATTTTTTAAGGTTACACCACAGGATAATGATGAGATTTTTGCAAAAGCGTGGTTGGGTAGTATTTTATTTGGAGCCTAAATTCCGCAATTGCAAAGATGGTATGTGTTGGTTAAAGCTCTATGAGTCCAAACTTTAATCCACAGGAGAATAGTAACTGATGCCAGATAAGACAGAAGAAAAGTTAAGGGAGATTATTGATGAGATATGGAAGGATATGAGGACTGTAAGGGATTATGCAGGCACAGCATATTGTACTGAAGAAGAATCTAATGCTATGTTTTTCAAAGGCCAATATGAAGCATTAAAAAGAACAGTATCGGCTATCGAGAAACATATATATATTTTGATGGCAGAACGTGAAAAGGGAGAATAGCTAATGCCAGCTTGGGAAGAAACACCATTATACGACAGAATAAAGCAAAGGTGGGAAAAGCGGATAAAGATACGCCAACCTTGGGAAGAACCTTGGGATGAAATTATAGATATGTATCGTCCTGATATGACTAAGTTTACAGACGATTACGATAATATCACGTTTCCTGGCAAGAACATTTATTCGAGTTATCCTGCGTGGTGTTTGGGTGTGATGGACAGAGGTTACAGAGGTTATACAATATCATCGGCCATTGAGTGGTTCAGGCATAAGATAGGTGAGCAGGAGCTACGTGGCGTTGACGTAGTGAACAAATGGCTTCAAGATGAACAAAGGCACTTACTCGATACATACAGTAACAGGTCGAATCTATACAAGGTCTTAGGCTCATTTAGTCGGCAGGGACTATCGACCAGTTCGCCAGTTATGTTAATCGAGGAGGATTACGAGACGAGCAAGATTATGTGTCTTGTACCACATCCACGCCAAAGGTACTTAGGCCATAACGTATTCGGCGACCCTGATGAATTAATCTTAGAATGGGAATATTCTATCAAGGACTCCGCAAAGAAATTCGGTCTTGAGAATTTAAGCCTTATTTCTCAACAAAAGTACAGGGACGGTAAATATATGGAGCGCGAGGTCTTTGTCCAGATAATCTGCCATCACAAAGACCCGATGTTCGATGACTTAAAAGAGGGTGATATGAAGCCGCCCCGCAGATGGCCTTGTATGTATATACAGAAGAACACAGACTTAGAGCACAAGAAAGTCTTATATCCGATAAAGAACGGTTATCCAGTTTACGGTTATCACGAAAGAAACTTCACAGTCTGGCATTATATGAGGGACTGGCCTTACGATTACGCATTTTCACCGGGATGGTTTGGAAGGTTCGATGCCCAGACCTTAATGCAGTTAGAAAAGTCAATGTTAATGGTTGCCCAGAAGTCGGCTCAACCGCCTACGTGGGCGCCTGATTTTATGAAAGCTTCTTTGGCACTCTATCCGGGCGCTAAGAATTGGTACGAGATAGGCCAAAGAGAAGATATGCCGAAGTCGATAAACGAGAAG